TGAAACCCAAGTAAAACCTAACAACAATGAACGAACAGGAACTGATTTCGCTTGCCGAAACAGGCAACAACGAGGAAGCCAACGAAGCTATGGCTATCCTACGCAAGGATTACGACCCTACCTATGTATGGTGCGCTGACTGCGATTACCTTGTGGTAAAAGAGAAAGATTGCTGTAACAACAAAACGAGAAATGAAAATAACCATTGAGGACTACTACCACACTTGCGCCGATGGTTGCTGCGATACCTATGGTTACAATGTCTTTGTGGATGGGAAAATCATTGGCTCCATCGTAGACGACGATGTCAACGGATTGGTCGAGCTACTGAATAAATTCTTTAAGACAAACGAGAAATGAATAGCACTGAATTAATCGGACGAGCGCGGGAACGCTGGAACGAAATAGACCACGAGGACCTTGACTGGATTTCTTTCTACAACGGCTGGCTCGAAGGCAGGGCCGATATTGTGTACTCAAAGAAAGAGGCTGGTGACTATTAACTCTGGCTGGTGACTATGGCTGAACTATGGCTGGTGACTATTCGACAGAGGGAAATGCGTTTCCTTCTGTGAACGCAACAAACTGAATAACAATGAGTAACGAAACTGAAAACGAATGATAGACCCATTTTATGAAACATCGTTATGGTTAATCGTCATCCTCGGATGGGCCATAACAATCACCAACAACATTGAGTTGAGGGAGCAATTAATTGAATTAAAGCAAAATGAAAACAGAAGTAATTAAATCGACCATGAAAGTAGTTCTTGAATTTGAGTTGCCTGAAGACAACTACCAGTTCCGCCATGCCATCGATGGTGCGCGAATGAAGTTGGCCATCTCTGACTACATCGAACGCATGCGTCAGCGCCACAAGTACCAAGACCTTACAGAAGAGCAGGAAGAAGAGTTGCACAACTGCCGAACCATGCTCGGAGAACTGCTCGAAGAAAAAGGCCTGTGGCACCTATTCGACATGGAATAAGACAGAATAAAATCACAGATGACTATATTCGCCACATGATTGCAGATGTGGTATTTAGGAACGCATACGGGACAGAAGTTGTCCTGACGCTGTACAACCTGAACAATATAGACAACTGGGAGTTCGTTAGGTCTACAATAGACAACCAGTCATACGCAATACACATCTTTCATGGAGAACAAGGAATGCAATGCGACATCCACTTCGCATACGACGACGACAGACTCGACATTGACAAACGATTTGCTCCCGATTATTTCAGGTGCGATGGACGATTATCAGAAGCTGATGATTCGCCGAGTTACCTCGAATAGAATCCAGTCAATCCGAGAAAAGTTTTATCAGATAACAGGCCACCTTGATTCAGAGTCAAGGGAGCAAGAGGTTGTCAAGCCACGAGCAGCACTCACCTGCGCTTTGTCCTGCCACTTCACAATAACAAGCATCTCAACAGCGTTTAATCAAAACCACACCACGCTCATCTACCATCGCCGCAAGCACGAAGGGAACATGGAGCACTGGCAAGGTTACAAGCAGTTGTTCGAAATCTCACTTCAAATCATTGAATCCATGCCTTACATCAAGTCCACCTGCCCCCCATCCAACCCAGCCAAATCGTTCAACGAATGGCAGGAGTTCCTCCTAGCAGAACGCAGGAAGATGTTCGCAAACAACTTGCGGACGAGCCAACGCATCGAGGACATGGCTAACTTCGTAGACGAGCAGGATGTCAAGGACAAGGCCAATCTGCTTGACGCAATGCTCAAGGAAATCCGTGAAGGAAAAGACATCACGGAGGCAGCAAAGAAAACCATCGAAGACGCCATCAACTACGGATTCACACAATGAAGTCCTTCTATTTCTCCTTCGTCCCTCTGCTCATCGAGGTAGCAGACGACTCCTTCAAGTTCTCCATGTTTGAGATAACTGACTACAGAAATGGTGTGTCCAGTTTGTTCTCATGGGGCTATGTCACACACAAAGACCGAAAGATTTACGTAGTTGACTTTATGTTCTTCAAACTCCGTTCACTATGAGTTGTTTGGCAGAAGACAAAGAGGGACTGACTTATACGGTCACAGCCACTCGCAACAGCAGGATGGATGTCATCACCTTCCCAATCGGAATCTACAACGACAAGGACACAGCTATAGAGTCAGCAAAGGAGCACAAAGAGAAGTTTGGTAAGCATTACGATTATTACGTTTATGGATTCATTATGGGCTTGACTGACACAAGTTCGCCACCTATCTTCGTCGTCTGATTTTTTTTCACCCCAAACAATATCCCATGATTTTGCACGTTTACTGGATGGCTATCGTTCAAGCCATCAACAACCACGCTTGGTTTCACATGACCTTCTGATGTCAGGGACAGGCATCATTAACCCACAAAAAACACTTTAATGAAGGACGAAACCATCACAGAGAATACCAAGCACTCCTACACATGGGGTGAGTTGGAGACAGGCATCAGGGACTGGGCTTATGTTCGTAACCTGCTGCACCAAGAGAACGCACAAGGACAGATGCTGAAGGTCATGGAGGAGGTAGGTGAACTCTCCTCTGCCATCGCAAAGCAGAAGAACATGGGCGAAGTAAAGGATGCTGTCGGCGATGTACTTGTCACTATCATCATCCTTGCAAACCAGCTGGGAGTTCGCCCCATCGACTGCCTGCGCCTTGCATATGACGAAATCAAAGACCGAGGAGGTAAAACCGTCAACGGAGTATTCATCAAAAATGACTGACCTTGAAATCAACTACGTCTACACCAGAGGAGACAACTGGTACATCACCCCATCCTACAGAGTTGCACAATGGAGGGGAGAAACATACTACGCCATCGAAACCTACGTTAAGGAAGAAACAGGCAACACAAGAAACTAACGAACCACAGGTTCAAAAATTAAATTCAATGTCCATCCACAAGAAACTTGCTGCTGTACAGGCAGAGTTGAAAGCCCCCAAGGGTCAGTTCAACAGCTTCGGGAAGTACAACTACCGCTCATGCGAAGACATCCTCGAAGCAGTGAAGCCGCTGCTCGCCAAGCACGAACTTGGCATGACGATTAGCGATTACATCATGTCTCACGAAGGCCGTGTGTATGTTCGTGCAGAGGTAGAGGTATTTGACTTCGATGGCAACATAGTCAGCGTGCAAGCTCAGGCCCGTGAGGAGGACTCCAAGAAGGGCATGGATGCTTCACAGGTTACTGGTGCTACGTCTTCCTATGCCCGTAAGTACGCACTCAACGGCATGTTCCTCATCGACGACACCAAGGACAGCGACTCCACCAACATGCACGGGAAAGAGACCACCACCACCCCAGGTCGTGTCCCAGTAGGCGGAGCGGCAGCCCGTGATGCCATCGCAGAAGAAGAGTCAGAGTCAGGGCTGTCCATCATGGACAAGGCTGTAGCTTACCTGAAGGCAGCACGCAACCGCACCGAGGCATACGACTCTGTAATGAAGCACTACGGACAGCAGCTTACTGAGGCGCAGAAGAGCGCCCTTAAGAAGTTCGTACGATGAACATCTCACAGCAACTGCAAGACAGGTACGGCAAACCGCACCTCTCCTACTCAAGCATCAAGCAGGCACTTGATGACATCGCTCGCTTCGACTCTTACATGAAGAACGAGATTGTCTACAAGTCTGATGCCCTTGACTTCGGAACCATGTACGACATGCTGTTATTTGAGCGTGAGAAGGCGATGAATACCTACGTCATCCTTGACCACGAGGCAGTTCTTGAGCGGTGTTCATCTAAAACTCAAGAGACCAAGAGCCCTTCAGCCACCAACGAATACAAGGAGGTGAAGGCAGCTATGGTTGAGGAGTATGCTCTGAAAGGCAAGACGATTTGCAATCCTGATGACTGGAAGAAGGCAAACGAGATGATTGAGCGCCTTGACTCCTGCAAGATTCTCGACAGCTACTTCAACGGAGACTACCAAGTCCCCATCTACCAAGAGATTGACGGAGTACTCATCAAAGGATTCATCGACTGCCTCTCGTCAGATATGGTGGTTGACAGCAAGTCTACTCGCAGTGTAGACGGGTTTCGTTACGATGTCAACAAGCTGAGCTACGACATCCAAGCGTACCTGTACACGAAGGCCACTGGAATTAAAACCTTCTACTGGGTTGCACAGGAGAAAGAATATCCGTACCTTCCCGCTGTAGTTAAATGCTCTGAAGAAACGCTGTTCAAGGGCGAGATGAAGTTCAAGTCCGCCCTCTCACGCATCAAGCAGTTTGTCACAAAAGACACAGACCCTAAATCAGATTTCCTGTACTATGAAGTCTAAGGCAAAAGATATTTTTGAGAACTTGCTCATCGTAGCAGTCCTCGCAACTGTCCACATCTTAATCACCAATTTCCTTTACTCATGAGCAATGAGAAGAATTACGACAGCGTCCTGATGGGATTCGCTGACGAACCGAAGTTTGACAACGGTCAACTTCAAAGCTGGCGCGTAAAGCTCCGCGACTTTGAAATCAAAGAAATCCTCGACCGCTACCTTGCGAAAAGCAAAGACGGGAAAGGGCAGGCCTACATCACGCTCTTTATGAGCAAGGGAGGCAAGCCGTTCGCACGGGTGTACAACCCCAACAGCGAGTCCGCAAAGGAGTACCGAGAAAAGAATCCGCCTAAGAATGAATCAACACAGGTGGAAAACGACCTGCCATTCTAAGGCACTCGGCCTTGTGTGTGTGATTGAATGGGGGTTGGGGGACATTGAGTTCCTCAGCCCCTCTTCTTTCAAAGCCAAGGGCAAGGACAGGAAGCACACATTCCATGCAATAATCCAGTCGCATTACAACACTATGGTTGACATACCTCAGTTTGACGAAGAGTTCTTGGTGATGCTAATCGACAACAAAGAGGGGGACAACCTCATACTGCTTACACAAAACGATTGTGTAGATGTAAAGGGAACGTCTGTAGACTTTCACTGGTTGGCTCCGCGAATCAAAAAGAAGTTCCATGTCACAGCAACCCCTTCCGATATACTATCTTGAGATGACTGTGATGTACAATCACGGGAAATCTAAAAGAGAGAAAGACGTGTGGTGCATTAGCAACTCAGATGACGTGATGGACATCATGGACGATAGACACGCAATGAGCACCATAGAGAGGCAGTTGTATGCCGCTGGTTCAAAGACAGAGCGAAAAGTAACAATCAAAAAAATACACCTATGCAAATTTATGGGGATGCAGAACAGGGGGTTGAACTCGTAAACAGCCCCGCTCACTACAACTCTTTTGAGAAAGAGACGTGGGAGATGATGATTGACATTTGGGGCGAGGAGAAGTTCGTCGCTTTCTGTGAGATGAATGCCTTCAAGTACAAGATGCGGGCAGGAACCAAGCCCAACGAAAGCATCACAAGGGACTTGCAGAAGGCGGATTGGTATCTCAAGAAGGCCAAAGAGTACAGGAAATGAAAGTAACCCTATACAGGTCTATCCACGAAACGGATAAGCCGTACCACATTGGGATGGAGCAGGCGCTCGACAGAATCCAGAATGGCAAGTCCAAGGATACCATCGAGCGGTTTAGGGACACACGGGAGAGGGAGGACAAGATGTCTCTGCCCATCGTGCTGTGGAGTGGCACGTTTAACAAGCGTGCCGACAGCGAACTGGTGGAGCATAGCGGGTTTATAGTTCTTGACTTCGACCACATCGACATCGAACAGGGCAAAACCCAGGTTGGTTCAGACCAATACGTCAGGGCGTGCTGGGTGTCGCCTTCTGGAGACGGACTCAAGGCGCTTGTAAAGGTCAGCAACCCAGAACGCCACAGAGACCATTTCCGCGCTATAAAGGCCTACTTCAGCAAGACCTATGGCCTGGAAGTCGATGAGACAGGAATCAACGAGTCAAGGGCCTGCTTTGAGTCGTACGACCCAGACATCATCATCAAGGACACGAGCGACTCTTTTGGCGGCCTTATCACCAAGAAGAGCGAGGAACAGGCTCCTGTGCAGCAGTACCTGTTCACAGACTACATGAAGCTCAACCTCGCTGCGCGTATGATTCGTCAGGCGCAGGACGGGGAGAAGCACGCCACGCTGCTCAAGGCTGCACGCCTCTGCGGTGGATACGTCTCTGCTGGACGCATGGAGGAAGAGGAGGCAGTTCGTGTGCTCTTTAGGGAGATATGCAAGCGAGACATCGACTCCGAGGAACATGCCATGTCCACCATCAGGTCTGGAATGGAAGACGGGAAGAACTCTCCACTGCGCGACATCATCAGCGACGAGCGGTCAGCCACACGGGAGCTGCTCATCAATGACGGAGACATGTCGTTCATCTCCTCAGACGACTCTGACTATCGGATGATTGACGACTTCGTAAACGGGAAGATTCAGGTTGGACTGGACACAGGGGACGAAGAGTTGGACAAGTTCTTTCGCTACAAGCGTGAGTTCGTTATTATCAACGGGCACAGCAACGTAGGCAAGACCACGATGGCGCTGTACCTGATGGTAAACTCCAGCCGCAGGCACGGATGGAAGTGGGTGGTGTATTCGTCTGAGAACAGCACATGGTCGCTGAAGATGACCCTGATGGAGTTTGCCACGTCTATGCCCATCAAGACGCAGAACTTCATGCAGCGCAAGGAGGCGTACCGCTGGGTCAACGAGCACTTCACTATCATCAACAACAACCAAGTCTACAGCTATTCTGACATCATCCTGTTCATGGAGAAAGTCAAGCGAATCCAGAACATCGACGCCATCTTTGTAGACCCCTACAACAGCCTCAAGATTGACCTGAAGAACTCTAACATCGGGGTGCATGACTACCACTACGAAGCAGCTTCTGAGTTCCTCACATACAGCACAGCAAACAACGTAGCCGTATGGCTCAATATGCACGCTGTAACCGAAGCGCAGCGCAGGAAAGGTGATGATGGATTGCCCATCGCCCCATACGCAGAGGACACCGAGGGCGGAGGTAAGTTCGTAAACAGGGCAGACTGCTTCATTACCATCCACAGGAAGGTGCAGGCACCTGATTTACAGACACGCAGGCTTACGGAGATTCACGTACGAAAGGTCAGGGAGGTAAAGACGGGAGGACAGCCCACAGGACTCGACGAGCCAGTCAACTACGTAATGAATCCAACTATGACTGGGTTTCGTTCAGTAAGGACTGGTAATGAGTTGTTTGAGCCTATAGGCCTTGATTTTACTAGGTATCAGGTGTTCAATGAGTAAAAGTATTGCATATCTTTACGTGCTATGTACAGAAGAAAAGGGTCGGGAACCGCCCCTCGTGCAGGCGCAAGGAAGAAAAACCTCGGCAAGTACAAGTCTCTACTAGAGAAGTATTGTGCTGAGAGACTTCAGCAAGAAAACCTAGAGTTCGCCTACGAGGGCAAGGAGTACATCCTTCAGGAGTCGTTTCACTACAATGGAGTTTACTATAAGATGACGAAGGGGAGTAAGGACCTCATCAAGAAGTCCAACTCCCACGTCCTCCCCATCAAGTACACGCCAGACTTCGTTGGTATAAACTACAACTTTGTTATAGAAACAAAGGGATTTATACATGAACAACACACTTTCCAGCTCAGATGGAAGATGTATTTAGACTACCTTTGCAAGAGTGGAGAGCCTCTCCCTGCGCTGTTTCTGCCAAAGAACAAGCAGCAGGTGGATGAGACGATAAACATAATTCTAGATTTAATTGCAGATGGACAAATTGAAACTATCGGAGATGTACGCCATAGCCACCACAAGAGTGGCCGAGGCAACCACAGCTCTGTACGAAAGCCTTCACAACGAAAAGGGAGAGCCTTTAACGATGAAGGGACAGATAGCGGACAGGATTTCTAGCTATCAGAAAGAGGTGATGATTGAGCTAGACCTCATCAAACAGTCCTCTCTTGAGTTCAGGACGAAATAAGTTCCTAGCCGCTAATAGCGTAGGAGCACAAGGGGAACTTATGTGGGCAGAACATCTTGCGTCCAAAGGACATGAGGTAGTTTTCTCTGAGCCAAAAATGGTATACTGGGACATCAAAGATTCGCTTGGGAACTATTATGAGGTGAAGCTGGATGAGAAAGCCCTGTACTACGCAAGGAAGCAGAACAGACCACCGAATATGTTCATGGAGTACTGGAGCACGAAAAGGAACGAGGCCTGCGGAGTTATGGTACTTGAGGTCAACTATTTTGTCTATATAGTGAAGCAGTTGGATAAGTGCTTTATGGCGTATGTGTTTGATTATGAGCCAATGAAGGAGCACCTAATCAAAACTGAGTATAAATCTAGAGACAATAGTGCTACGGGGGACAATAACGCGCTAGGATGGCTCGTTCCTATACATGAGATAACAAATTCGCCTGACTCAGGATACCTGAAGTCTGTCATTTTGTAGTATCTTGCAAGCCGTTTCCTTCTAAAAAACAAACCATGTTAAACACAGATTCTCACTCCATTCCATGGGGTGAAGTAGGCTACCCCGTCTTCAAACGGACCTACGCAAGACCAGTCGGAGAGCGCACTGAAGAGTGGCCAGAAACCGTCGAACGAGTCATCAAAGCATGCAACGAGCAGCTTGGTTGCGACTTCAACGAGGCTGAACAGCAGGACGTGCGCGACATCATGTTGAACCTCAAAGGCACAGTGGCTGGCAGGTTCCTTTGGCAGCTTGGCACAGAGACAGTAGACAAACTTGGGCTGCCGTCTTTGCAGAACTGCGCCTTCGTAGTTGTAGACGAAGAGATTCGCCCGTTCACCTGGGCCTTTGAGATGCTTATGCTTGGTAGCGGGGTTGGATTCAATATCCAAAAGCACAACGTAGACTACTTGGCAAGCCCATACAAAAACGTAGAGATTAAGCGGCTGGACCAAAACGATGCTGACTTCATTGTACCAGACAGCAGAGAAGGGTGGGTTCAGCTGCTTAAGAAGGTGCTAGAGGCTTCGTTTGTCACTGGCAAGGGGTTTACATTCGCCACGCATCTGATTCGCTCCAAGGGCTCTCCTATCAAAGGATTCGGGGGTGTGGCTAGTGGCCCAGAAGACCTCGTATGGGGCATGATGGAGATTAACAAGCTGCTGAACGGAAAGAATGGTGAGTACCTGACTCCCACAGACTGCCTAGACATCATGAACATCATCGGCAGAATCGTGGTGGCTGGTAACGTAAGACGCTCGGCACAGATTGCTATCGGAGATGCTGACGACATCGAGTACCTGCGTGCAAAGCGTTGGGACCTTGGAAACATCCCGAACTGGAGGGCCATGTCTAACAACAGCGTAGTGTGCTCCAACATCAATGACCTGCCAGAAGAGTTCTGGGAAGGATACAAAGGCAACGGAGAGCCATACGGACTGATTAATCTGGACGCAGCTCGTCGGATGGGGCGTACGGGAGAGACCCAATATCCTGACCCTGACGTTCAAGGATTCAACCCATGTGCTGAGCAGAGCCTTGCAAACTTTGAGACGTGCTGCCTCGCAGAGGTATACCTCCCGAACATCGAGTCATACGCAGAACTGAAGAAGGTAGTCAGATACCTGTACCGTATCAACAAGCACAGCTTGGCAATCAAATGTGCTGTAGAAGAAACAGAGCAGATTGTGCATGAGAATATGCGCATGGGTATCGGGGTTACTGGTTATCTTCAGGCCACAGAAGAGCAGCGTTCGTGGTTGAGCGACTGCTACGTATACATCAGAGCATATGACGAGGAGTACTCTAACATTACTGGAATCAATAGAAGCATTAAGCTCACCACGGTTAAGCCATCTGGAACACTTAGTCTTCTCGCTGGCGTTACACCAGGAGCACATCCTGCCTATAGCCAATTCTACATCAGGAGAGTTCGGATGGCCTCAAATAGCCCTCTTGTTAGAGCAGCAAAAGAAGCTGGTTATCCAGTAGAGTTTGTACGCAACTTCGACGGCACTGAAGACCACAGCACCGAGGTGGTTAGCTTTCCGTGCAGATTCCCAGAAGGGACGAAGCTGGCCAAGGACATGACTGCTGTGGACCAGCTGAACGTAATCAAGCGCCTACAAACTGAATGGTCTGACAACGCGGTATCTGTAACCATCTATTACAGGCTGGAGGAGCTGGATGAAATCAAGGCGTGGCTCAACGAGAACTACTACAACGTCAAGACAGTTTCCTTCTTGCTGCACAATGACCACGGCTTTGACCAAGCGCCTCTGGAAGAAATCACAGAAGAGAAATACAACGAGATGTCTGCAATGGTGAAGCCGCTGGTATCAATCGATGGTATCAAATTCGATGAACTTGACATCACAGATTGTGATTCAGGTGCATGTCCAGTGAGATGAAACCAATCTCTGAATGCTGGATAAGCCAGCTGTATTACTTTAACACCACTGATGGGGGCACATGGCCCCCCTCTTTCTTTAAACACATCCAATGACAGGAAGGAGGGGTTACATTACTTGCCCTTCTCTGCTTTCTTGATTTTCGCTTCTTGCTTGAGCATCTCTGCTGTAGGCTTCTTCCCAGAGCCACGGTTGGCCCTTATGTTGTCCCATAGGCCTCTCGGCGAATAGGAACCATCTTTCCTCTTCAAAAGTTTCATCTGCCTTGGCCTTTATAGGGTTTTTTGTACTTCCTGCTGCTTTTGTTTTTCGAATCGCTTTTAGCATGACCTCCGATAGATTTTTTCGCGTTGAAAGTAATCTTACCTGCTGCTTGTTTTGCCATGTTACTGCTGATTTATTCTTCTAATTATTTCGTGTAAGTCTTCGGGCTTCTGTATATGTTGAACTGGTATCTGGATTCCTTCGCAGTTGCACTGCTGGCCATATACGTTAAGCAAGTACAAGAGGTCGTTGGTTGTGACTGCATGGTCTAAGTCTATATCTCCTTCAGTGCAAAATTCGCAATTAAAGTTTGAAAGCACAATCAGCAAGTCAGAAGTGCCCACCATACAGTCTCCGTCCAAGTCACCAAAGCAGAACACCTCATCAGAAAACAACTCAGACCTTTGATACTCAAGCATAGCGTGCATACGTTCTATCTGTCCGTCAGTAAACACATCTCTGCATTCTTCTGGGCAGTAGTCCATGTGGTTGTTGGGGTGGAACTCTACCCCGCCATACACGCTGGCTGGACAGTAGTACCCAGGTTCATCTGGGCATCCTTGACTCACCTTTGTGGGGGGAGTGTCACACACGTAGTCTCCACTGTGCTCACAAGGGCCTAGGTACTGGCCACAGTTAGAGACATAGCCTCCTCCGTTCTTAAACACGTGATGCAGTCCGCAGTAGTGGCCCATCTCATGAGTCAGTGTTTCGTTCTCGAATCTAAACGTGAGGTGAGGGCCATATGTGCCCATCACTTCTGTCTCTATCCACACCCCATCTAGCACGCTGTACGGAACATACGTGACCCAAGCAAACCCAAGAATCGATGAGCAGAAGTTTGGGGCTACATAGATATTGCAGTATTCTGCCGTATTCCATTTAACCATGTTGGTCCACTGAGCCATCTGTGTGCCGAAGTTTGGGAAGCAAACTCCAGTGCCAGTTCTGTATGAAGAAGCCCAAGCAAAGCTGTTAAGGTTCGTGTAGTCGATGTCTTCAAGAGTAAACGAGATGTCTGTGCCATCAAAGTCCACGTTGAGCTGGTCCATTGCATCAACTATAACTGCCTCTGGGATTTGACTGTTTGCAAAAGCAGTGTCCCATAAAACATGAACAACGCACTTAATCTCCTTCGGGCTATACGCGGTCCTGCTTTTTGTGTAACTCTTGGGAAGGATGTCTTCTTGAGGACCCATTACCATGCATTCCTCTTGGGCTGGGGCGGGGGCTGGACACGAGAAAAGCATTACAGATACAAGGACGAACCACAGAAGCGGCCATAGCTGACGAAGGGAGATTGAATTATTCATCGTTTGTTGAGTCTTATCTTTTCATATGAGCGCCCAGCAAAGTAGGCTGTAAATGCAGTTGTCATAAGTATACTGAATACGTCTACATAAGAATTTTTTATGTTAAATGCCAGATTATCAATGCTGTCCATCACTACAAATATAGTAAAAGAAAGCAACAAATAAAGCATAATCATAGGTCTTATGTTTTTAGATAGCCATGAGTCAGACATCATGTCTGCTTTCCAGCGTTCAGTGACATTGTCCTGTGCGTTAGACTCGTACTCAAGCAGCATTTTCTCAAACTCCATCTTATCCTGAGCGGTCATATTTGGCTCAAGGTCTATGAGTCGCTTGACTACGCCCAAAGCGCCGTTGTCTGGGAGAAGGTCCCCTACGGTGTCTAGCACCTGCGGGGCTTTGTCCTTCAGCCAGATTCCGACCTTGGTGTCCTTAATCTTCTTTCGGTCCTTTCTCATCGTATAGTTTGTTGAACATCATCATAATCTCCCTCTGCTCCTCATAGAGTTCGAAGATTCTGTTTTGCTTGTCTACGTAGTTGTCTATCTTCCTGGCCTCGTTGATGGCCTTCCTGTTACGCTCAAGTTTCTTTTCGACAACTTTGAGCTGGTTGCGAAGCAGGAAGATTTTACCGTACCTGTCTTTGTCTGACGACCTAGTCTTTGGGTCTTCGTACTCAGCAACCAGTTGCTGTACGTTTATCAGATTCTCCTTGAACTTATTGTAGTCGTAGAACTTAGACGACTCTCCGTATATCTTTCTTGCGAGAGGCAAATCGCTGGTGGTCATCCTAATTTTCTCACCCTCTTTAGCCATCTGCGCGGCAGAATAGATAAGTGTTCCAGACCTGTCAATGAATCTGCCAAAGCCTCCAATGTAGAAGTTGTAGTAGTAGTGGATTCTGTCTGGGTTAAAGTCTACTGCACCAGGCCTGTAATCGCTTCCGCCTGTAGCTTCATTCATCCATCCAGCAGCTTCTTTAAGCCATTGTGGTGACTTGTAAGAAAGTTGATACTCTGGCACAGGCTTTCCAAATGGAAGCTGTTCTCTATATGCTTCAGTTCCAAAGAACGTCTCATTAAGTGCAACGTCACTAACTGGCGCAAGTCCAGACGGCATTAGGACCGATGCAAGTCCAGCTTCCCAGGTGCTGTAGTTACCAAACTGCACAGGAGAGAACGAGTTGATGATTGAACTCATTGAGAAGAAGAATGCATCATCAGCCTTTCTCTCGCCAAGGGCAGTAGACGTAATGGCCTCTGCAATAGAAGAAATCATGCTATAACCATATGCAAACGGCAGCTTGAAATGCTTGTCCCCATCGTACATAATAATTAGGTTTCTACTTTTGTCGCTGTCAGAAACCTTGCTGTAGAATGACTCTCCATCCTCATCGTCATCACTAATTGCAATGTTGATGGCTGTAAGTATACTGTTGGCCGCGAACAAAGCCAGCCCTAACTTCTGAGACCTTCTCAAGGCTTTTACCTTTGTGCCATCTGGCCTGATAACGGTCTTGCGGGTGCCCATAGTTCTTAGGAATCTGTAAGACCCTTGAATGCTGGCGCCAAAAAACATTTTAAACGCATTCAGCTCCAAACCATACTCACCGTACTTGTTGAAGTTTACGGTGATATTCTTAGCTAGCTGTGCCGCTTTGCTCCTAGCAACTCCGCGCTCTCTTGCCGCAATGTAAGCAGCCAGCCTAACTGTCTGCTCCATAGCGTCATTACCCTTTTCAATATATTCAAACACTTTGCCAGCCGCTTCCTTTCCTAATTGCAGTTTGTTTGGCGACAGTTCTTTTTGAAGGTCTTGAGCAATTTCAGATAAAGGCCTAGAATAGACCCACCCAGTAAGGCCACCGTCTTCAATCATCTCGTTGTAATACTGAGTAATTATAGGGTCGCCTGTTCTCCCATACTGAACCTTCATGAGGGTCTTCATGACAGGCCATATCTTTTTCTTTAGCTTAATGATTTCTCTGTCTATGTCAATGCCCTCTACAATTCCACCTTCCTCGCTCTCCATCATAGCGTTAAACAATGCGGCCTGAAAATCCCTAGTAAAGTTTGGAATAAAAAACTCTGGGTCGAGAGTAGTGAGCGATTTTCTAAGCCAGCTAGTTGGCAACAGCTTAAGAACCTTGATGAACAGGTTGGATTTGCCCACCCCCATGTTCTTCAACTGCTTAGCCTTATTTGCATCTGCAAATCGAATGAACACTTGCTGACCATTAACTCGTACGCCTACACTTCTTTCGTCCCCAAACTCTGCCCCTGTCTTTATCTCCCAGATGTCTGAAGGATTCTCCTGAACTAAGTTTAGCAGCGCCTGCAAAGCCTCGTTCTTTCTGGCTTTGATTCTGAGTGCCGTAGAAGCAGAGATGATGTTTGCCAGAACATTGGTGGCTTTGCTTTGACGGCCCTTTGCCTTTTTACTGACTGGACCATACACGTGGATGCCAGCGCCTCCAGTTGGATAGACAGTTGTGTCGGATGACTTCTCGTCCAGAGCTATGCCATATAGCGGCACGTATGTTGGGTCCTGCTCCCATGCGTCAATTTTTTCCTGAGGTTCTAGGCCAAAGTCCATCATAATCTGTCTGTTCTCAGCCATCATATCCCTGAAGAAATCTGCGGCAGTCTCAAGTACATCCTCACCGTACTTGGCCTTCATGTCTTCTATAATCTGCGCAGCCTCTTCGTTTGACATACCAGACCCATCAATCTTTCCGTACTCCATGAAGATGCGCTCATTTCTAGATTCGGCGTGCAAGGCGTACATGTAGTCAGACAAGTCATCAGACGTTATCTTCTTGTCCCTCATGTACTTCTTGGCTGCATCTATCCTAGCTTCAAGCCTCTTGTAGTCAGCAAACGTCTTCCCAGACATAAGCTCCTCAGCCATCTCAAAGTCAGAAGCTGCGCGAACTTGTCTTCCCTGTGCTTTGATGTCTTTAACCAGATACATAACTTCAGCATACTTATCCTGGAACTTCCTCCTCATCCACAAGAGCTTGGCTTGGAAGTCGGTAAGCTCAGTAGGCTCATACAGGCTCTCGCCCCTCTCGTTCATGGGGCCTTGGTAGAAGACACCATCTACTGGCTGCTGGCTGTGAGTAGAGTTCTCTGGCTCCTGTGCCGCGAACATGCGCTCGTAGATAGCACGCATCTTGTCGTTCAGCTCAATTTCCAGCGGAGTGCCCTTGATGCCCTTGTACACCTCACCAATCCACTTCTTAAACTTAGAGAACAGAGTAGCCACCTTTCCGCTAGGAGCAGTCCCATCGTACAGGAACTTCTCAAAGCCCATGGCAAATGCCTCGCTTGTGTCTCTCGTCCACTCGTCGCCTCCAGTCCACTCAAGTACATCTGCACGTTCCTCGTCAGTCAAGAAGTTCTCGTAGATGTGAGCCAGCTCGTGGAGTGGTGAGGTGATGTCTGGGTTGGTGATGGCGAAGATGGTGGCAGTGGTTCCGTTCATAACCACAGCAGCCCTCTCGTTCTGGAAGTACATCTGCCCTGGGGACTCAAGTTTGCTTACAGTTCCGTCGTCATTGACCTGATATGTACGGAAGCGAGAGCGTCTAACGTCGTATGAATCACCAAACTTAAAAGAGGACAACGGGCGAGTAACAGTCTGAGGAGTAGACCATTTGCTATCGATATTGGTTACATATGTAAGAATTCTATCGGCACCAGTCCCAGTCACATTCGTGATAACCACTTTGTCATTGCCGAGTTTTACGTTATCCCCAGGCACCAAGTTTGGAACAGGTCTGGTGATATTGTTCATCTTGTAGTCGTCCTGCACAGGAACCAACGACATGGTGGTCTGGGCACGAAGTCCAGCGGCGCCACGCCCCCATTCTCCAACAAGCATTTCAAACCCGTGTTCGTTGGCCACCTTAGTCACCCATGCCATCTGGTGGTTGAATGACGGGAATGAACTCATGTTGGGGTTCTTCTGCTTGTACTGTTCGAGGGCGATGTCGTAGAAGTTCATCAGGTCCTCGTTGAAGTAGTACACCTTGTTCTTGGGAACCTTTACGTAGTGGGGCACGTTAGCAGACACGTCTCTGGTGTTGTCTACATAGTACATCGCTACACCTCCTACGGTGCTTATAGCAGAAGCCTCCTCCCTAGATGTCCATGTGTTATTGCCGCTCATAGGCTTGATGACATCCCTCGCCTCGGCAGAGAAATGCTTAAACACGTAGTTGCCTTCTCCGTCATCCGTCAACGTCTCAGCCACCTCCTCTGGTATTGAGTATTCGAAGTTGTTCTGGATGAACACGTCGATTGTCTCGTCCTCAAGTCTTTGAGCAATCTCAGCATACTGCTCTACAGTAAAGGTCT